TGTTTCATCTGAGTGGAAATGATGAACTGCTTAGAAAACTTAAACCTACCAGCATTGAACAACTGGCAGCAGTACTTGCTATAATTAGACCAAGTAAACGTTATTTGCAGAACAGCGACTGGGCAACCATTGATAAAGAAGTTTGGGTAAAGCCAGCAAATGACAATAAAGCATATTACTTTAAAAAAGCACATGCTATCAGTTATGCTATGGTTGTTGTGGTTCATATGAATTTATTGTGTGAACAGTTAGGATAGCAATGACTTTCAATGCCTGGCAACAAACTGGAGTAGAAATGATTCGAGTAGACGATAAAAAATTTCAACAAGAAATACAAGATATTGGATTTACAGTACATCAGAATGTGTTTGACAAACAAGCAATTCACGAACTTGACGAATATGCTCAGACACTAAAGCCTGACAGAGGGCATGACAAAAATAAAAAATGGTATGGCTGGAACAAAGTAAGTCAGATGAAGGATCCAGAGAATGAAGTGGATTGGGCATACTATTGGACTCCCGAGCCAGAACACAGTACAATTAGTACAGTGTATCAAACATTGAGTCCTTTGTGTGATGCCGCATTGGGATTTGGACAATGGGCTTGGTATGCAACAGACTTTATTGTACTACAGCCTGGTATGAATTTTTACAGACCACATATTGATACTCCTTATAGATTCAAAGAATTTAGATACAGTAAAGAATTATTGGGATTGCAATTTATGGTTATGATGTGTGACTTTAATGAAGATAATGGTGCAACTGGTTATGTTCCAGGATCACACAAGTACATATATGATCCGGATCAAATACGTGAACAATCAGCGTGGGAAACATTTTATGCTGACAATTATCAACAATATACAGCAGAGTCTGGCAGTTTTGTTTGTTGGCATCCAAGATTAATTCACAGTACCATGCCAAACAAAAGCGACAAAGTCAGAAGGGCATTGCTTTTACACGCCACCACACATGATACAAAAAGAAAACTAGATGTAATTGATCCTCAAATTAACATTTCACTGAGAACTAGCTAGCAGACATCTTTCTAACCAGTTGGATATTTCTTCTTTTGATGCGTTTTTGGCAAATATTGTTGAGGCTTATGACTGGGCCATGCAGTACTTCAAAGTCTTTGATACTCATAGTTATTAAACTGGTTTTGTAATTTTCGAATTCATTTCTGAAGATAATGTTAATAGGAATCATTCTATTTGTTCCCCACCACCATTCTTCGCCAAGCTCTAAAAATATTTTCTTAAGTTCAATACTTTTAATATCATCATAGTTGTACATGCTGGCTAAACTGTTGTCTACATTTTGTATTATGCCAACGTATTCATTTCCACCATATTTGACCAAAGTCAAAAAAGGAAATTCGTCTAAAAGCTCTTGATATTTTTTACTTACAGTGCTCATCACTTTTACTTATCCTATAAATACAAGTGGAGATTTTAAAAATGCAACAAGGAACAATATATCAATATAACCAAAGAAGTGAGATTCTAATTCCACAAAGACGTGGTACTACCTATTATGGTCCTGATAACCATAAGAATCTTGTGTGCTACAGAGGACTAAACATTAATTTTGACTTTTTTGTTAAAGATACAGATAGAAATCCTCAAACATTACACAACAAAACCTATACTTGTCAAATCATTGATAGAACAAATTTGACAGCAACCATAACAAAAACACTAACACCATTGGATTATGACCAAGGAAAACTTACGCTGTATTTGGATCATGAAGAAACACTGTTGTTAGATGTAAAATTGTATGATATTGTTATTACTTGGAGTGTCACAGGCGAAACCGGAAGTTATGCTGGTATCAGTGATCAAAATATGAGACTAACTTATGCATTAGAAGTAAGAGAAGGACAAGTTGCATTTAGACCAAGCGAAGAAGTAACTGTATTCAATGCAAGTGGAGATGATCGTATTGGTGGTAGAATGGAAGGTCCTGCACTAGTTAGTAATAGAACAGGATTACAAACAGCTCAGGTCTTTACAACGGATTATACAGGTTTATACAAGTTTCAAGCAACTCTAAGTTTACAGCCACTTGACGGAGATTATTTTGATATTCCAGGAAGAAGCTACACTGTAACTAGTCAAACTGGTGTTAAATTTTACAACTGGTATGGAAACTATCAATATGTAAGATTAATACACACACCCGACGCAACTAACACAGGAACACTTGACAAAGTTCTATATAGAGCGTAATATCATTATATGATAGTATTAGATTTTATTCGACAGAACATGCCTCATGGCTGGAAGCAAACTCCTAGTGGGTGGATCAGTGGTAACTGTCCAATGTGCAATCAGCGTGGGCACAGACCTGATACCAGAGGTCGTGGTGGTATCATGTTCCAAGATGAAAAGTTTCAATACAATTGTTTTAACTGTGGATTTAAAACAGGCTGGAGTGATGGTAAACGTATTGGTGGTAGATTAACACAACTGCTTAAAACGTTTGGTGTAGACGAAGCTGACATACAACGTGTGAATTTAGAGTTACTCAAAGAACAAGATGCTAAAGATATCAGCAGGCATTATTTGCCCCAAGAAGAAACAAAGAAAACACAGATCAACTGGCAACCAATGGAACTGCCTCCACGCAGTTATCCAATTGGTGCGTATCCAATAGATGAATTGGACAAAAAAGAATTAGATAAACTAGCATTGGCTTGTACATATCTAATGAAACGTGGCTTGGACTTTCACAACAATTGGCATTGGAGCCCACACATGCACTTTGCTAATAGAGTGATATTGCCATTTGTATACAAAGGGCAAACAGTAGGCTACACTGCACGTTGGGTGCCAGAACACAGACCAGAAGCAATGCCCAAGTATTATTTGCAACAGCCCAATCATTTTGTGTTTAACTTGGATGCACAAAGAGATCACGATATAGTTATTGTTACAGAAGGACAATTGGATGCTATACAAATGGGAGGTGTTGCATTGGCAGGCAATACACCTAGTGCTACACAGTGCAGTATTATTGAAGACTTGAATAAACAAATTATACTATTGCCGGACTTTGATCAACCTGGCAGAGATACAGTTAACATTGCAATCAAACGTGGTTGGAGTGTAGCATTTCCTGAATGGGAAGAAGATATTAAAGATGCAACTGATGCTGTGATGCGTTACGGTAGGTTGTTTGCAGTAAGGAGTGTATTAGAAAGTGTTGAAACGTCGAGCACCAAAATCAAAATTATGGCCAAAAGCAGGTGCAAGTAAGATGGCATTTTATACAAGTAGGAAAACTAATCATCGTTGGAATCAAAGATATGCATGGTTACCAACGAGAGTTGCAAAAAATAAATGGGTATGGTTTACTGAATTTTACCAAAAAGAAACTGAGGCATATATAAATGGTAAACTTGACAGTATATTCATACAGTGTTATAGTAAAGAGGATTATATAACTATGAAATTGATGGGACAAGTATGAGCGAAGATTACAGTGCAGATTTACAAAAACTGTACTTGGAGTTCTTGTTGGCAGACAAGGACTTGTTTGTGCGTTGTAATGCTATACTTAAAAGCAGTTACTTTGATAGACAGTTCAGAGATACTGTAGACTTTATACAAAAGCATGCGGATGAATATCAAGATGTTCCCATGTTAGAACAAGTGCAGGCGGTCAACGGTGTCGAAGTACAAGACGTCAGTGACAGATTGAGTGAAGAACATAAAAAATGGTTTATGGATAACTTTGAACAGTTCTGTAGACACAAAGCATTGGAAGCGGCAATTCTAGCAAGTGCTGACAAACTTGAACGCAAAGAGTATGGCACAGTAGAAGGCATAATCAAACAAGCAACTGAGATCGGACTTGCAAAAGACTTTGGTACAAACTATTGGGATGATCCTGCTGGACGTATACAAAGCATCAAAGACAACAGAGGACAAAACACAACTGGCTGGCTTACATTTGACAAGGTGTTGTATGGTGGATTTAATCCAGGAGAACTAAACATCTTTGCAGGCGGCAGTGGTAGTGGTAAAAGTTTGTTCATGCAGAACATGGCACTGAACTGGGCACTTATGGGCAAGAATGTTGTGTACATAAGTTTGGAACTTAGTGAAGAACTGTGTTGTATGCGACTGGATGCTATGCTTACAGGTATGGGAACCAGAGATGTTATGAAGAATAGTAGTGACGTTGAGTTGCGTGTGAAGATGGCAAGTAAAAAAGCAGGTCGTTTACAGGTTGTACAAATGAAAAATGGTAGCACAGTAAATGATATAAAAGCATATTTGCGTGAATATCAAATACAACACAACTTGCATGTTGATGCACTATTGGTGGATTATTTGGATTTGATGATGCCAGTAACAGTAAAGGTAAATCCAAGTGATCAGTTTATCAAAGATAAATTTGTTAGTGAAGAATTGCGTAACTTGGCAACTGAGTTGGGTATATTGTTTGTTACTGCTTCGCAGTTGAACAGAAGCGCAGTTGATGAAATAGAATTTGACCACAGCCACATTGCAGGCGGTATCAGTAAGATCAATACAGCAGATAACTTGATTGGTATCTTTAGCAGTAGAGCTATGCGTGAGCGTGGTAGGGTGCAAATACAGTTTATGAAAACACGTAGTAGCAGTGGTGTTGGAAGTAAACTAGACCTCAAGTTCAATATGGACAGTTTGAAGATTGAAGATTTAGATGAGGATGAACAGGAAGATGATGGCGGTGTAACCAGCATCTATCAAAAACTAAAAACAAAAAGCAGTGTAGCACCTGCTGGAGAAAACGTTGCAGAAAATGATATGGATGCAGATCCAAAAGTAGATGCAACAGATAGACTAAGAAGTTTATTGAGGAAAAGCGAGTAGTGATTAGATTAGCAACAAATGAAGAACTTGTACACATTGAAAATGATCCAGTAAGACCACATCTTAAAACAGACTGGCGCACACGTAGTGGTAGAGAAGTTTATGTACTAGAGCGTGAAGGCGAAATAGCGGCAGTTATATGTGTAGCATTTATGGATGAAGTACCTCACAGTGAGTATGATATGAGGTGGCCCGGTATGACCCATGCAGTATTTTATACAGTGTGGAGTTATCAGAAAGGAGCTGGTAGAGAAATTGTAAATGGAGTAGCTGAACTTATTAAAAGTCAACGTCCTTGGGTAAAGCGTTTTGTAACACTGAGTCCATTGACTGAAATGGCAAGAAAGTTTCATTTAAACAACGGAGCACGTTTTATTGGCAAAAGCGATACGTGCCAAAACTTTGAATATGATGTTTGCTGAAGCAAAGGTGCAGTGTACCTTATCTCTATCTATATATGATTCTGAACTACAAACACTGTATTTTAAGTTGAGTCATTAATATGAGCCTAATTGAGCCTGTGTTTTGTGTTTGCATTACCATTGATGATTTTGCTCTTATTGTTAATGGTGGTCCTCAGTCGAGAATCAGAAAACCTGCAAATGCCATAAGTGCTAGTCACCAATGCTCCAGCAACAATATTTACTAAATAGTATTGATATGAAGCGTAAAACGAGATCAATTTTGGAAGAAATAAATGCTATGTCACCCAAGCGTGATAAAAAGCATATTGTTGAATCTAATGGTCAGCAGGTTATCGTTACGGCTATTAACTTGATTAATTTAATTAATGAAAGTTTTGATGTAGAAACAGCGGCTGACTTAAACAAGCGTTTGATTAATGCTATTAGAACCAAAGATCCACGTAAGTTTCAAAGAGGAATTGGGAAGATAGATGAAGATCAAAGACATACTAGGCGGGACTAAGAAACGTAGAAGACGTGGCAGTCGAATAAAAAGAATCATTGGAGATAGCCTTAGATCACCTATTAAAGAAGGTGGTAATATTTTTCCTGATAGTGTGAGTTTTGATCACAAAATTATTCCGCAACTAATGAAGCAGGTTAACAGCGTACTTGCAAAAACAAAAACAAAAGCTATTCCAATTGGTAGTGGAGCAACTCCGACACCAGGTAAAATGAGTGGCGATTTAGATATGATCGTTGATCTTGGCGATTTGCAACAAGCATATAATATGCCAGATGAAGAAGCCAAGGTAATTAGAAAAAAATTAAGACAACAATTTGACCTAGCTGGATTCAATACAGGACAAAGTGGTACAAGTGTACACGTTGAAGTGCCTGTTGGAGACAACACACATCAGATTGATATTATGGTTGTAGCAGATGCAGAACCAGCTAGTAAATTCCATACACACGATATTCCAAAAGGAAGCAAGTTCAAAGGTGTTAACAAAATGATCACCATAGCTAAATTGGCTAAAGATGCTGGCATGAAGTGGTCACCTTATAAAGGACTGGTAAACAGAGAAACAAATGAATTGATTTCAAACAATTTAGATGACATTGCTAAAAAATTAATAAGCCCAAATGCCTCAGGAAAAGATTTAGGCAGTGTGGAAGCAATACTTTCTGCATTGGGTAAAGAAAAAGGTAATGCATTGTTAGCTGACTTGCGTAGCGATCCAAACTGGAAAGAGCTTGACTGATGAGAGCCAAACAATTTCTTAAAGAAGATTGGGTGTGTGGCAAGTGCTACAGCGATCCTTGTGCTTGTGAGTCACTTACTGAAGCCACACAAAAAGGCAGAGAGTACAATCACTTAGAAGACTTAGTGACTTTTGAAGGTAGCAAAGGTGCACTCAAGGCGGCTGAGATACTAACACGACTAGGACAAGATTCAAAAGATGTCAGCATTAAATGGGACGGCAACCCTACATTGTTTTGGGGTCGTGAGCCGGATGGTACTTTTGTAATGACAGGTAAGAATGGTTGGGGAAAGAACAAATCGACCAGCAGTGGTGCGCTAGCAGATTTTATTATGAACACCGGACAAGGTGAAGATTGGCGTAAAGACTTTGCTAGTGACATGGCAGGTGTGTTTGATACATTGGAAAGAAACACTCCTGCTGATATGCGTGGTTACGTATACGGAGATTTATTGTATACACCTCGCAAGCCTTATACAACTACTGACAGTGGAATACAGTTTACTCCAAACAAGGTAACATACACAGTAGATCCTAAGAGTAAACTAGGACAGCGCATTGCCAATAGCAGTGTTGGTATTGTGGCACACACATATCATGATGCGTTTGGCGACAAACAAGGTACTCCAATCAAAGACACAAACAGTGTAAACAGCAATGACGTAGTGGTTTTAGGGCAAACATATGTAACACATCAACCCAAGGTTGATGTTAGTGACGTTCAAGATATAGTTAGTACGGCAAATGCGAACGCACAAATAATAGACAATTGGTTAGCGCCGGAACAGGGACTGAGTAGAAAAGATGCAATACTCTATAACTATGTTAACCAAATGACCAAGCAAGGTAAGTTAGCGCAACTCAGGACAGGATTTTACGATTGGTTAAAAACCAGCAAGGTCAGCAAAGGACAGCAAGCAAAACTAATGGCAGGAGACACTAAAGGTTTAGATGCTATATTAGAATTGGTTGTTAAAATACAGTCAATGAAAAACAACATAATAGATCAATTAGATAATGCAGGCGCTGATGTAACAGCAACTATTGGCGATCAGCGTGGCGGTGAAGGTTATGTTGCTACAAGAGACAAAATCAAATTGGTACCTCGTCACAAGTGGACACCAAATTAAGGTAAATACTAGTATGGAAAAGTATACAGCAAGACAATATGCAGAAATGGCAGGAGGTCATACTATGAGCGAAGACAAACCATCTAGCTTTGGATTTGTTAAAGATCTCAACGAAAGTCGTATGTTTAGAACTAGACAAAGACTAGAAGGCACAAATGCTAGAGACATGGCAGACTTTGCTTTTTTGAATATGCTGAGTTTGTATATATTGTATAACGAATATGATTTTAAACCTGCGGCAGGTGATATTGCACGAAGAACAATGCAATACGGTAACTTCAATGCTTATAGACAATCAAGCACTGATTTATATCAATCATTGCACAGTATAAAAACAGGACTAAATGATTTAAGTGCAAAAGATAAAATGCAATTAAAAAGTATTAATTTTCCAGACATACAAATCAAACAGTTTCTCAATCAGATGAAAACTGGTAGACCAATTATGGGTGCTCCTGGTTTCTTCTTAAAGTTGGAGCGTGGATTGGATATCCAAAATTCAAACTATCGCAGTATAAGAAGACTAGCACAAGATTGGCCTCAACTAAATCAAATGCAAAAGAGTCTTGTTATTACAAGATTGAATCAATACTACAGAGCAAAAGCGTTACGCAGTGAAATGTACAGCATGATCAGAGATATTGGCAGAAGTCAAGGACTTATGTTTAAAAATGCTAATAATGCAGAAAAACCTAAAATGCGTGGCAGTGATACATTGAGTAAACTTGCTAAGTTTGGTGTTGCAACAGCAGTTGGTTATGGATTAGGCAAGGCGTACGGCAGAAGTTTAATGGCGCCTGAAAAAGAATGATTCATTATACAGCATATACACTAGTTGATATATCCAACACCAATGACAGACACAGTGATAAACCTAGTTTTTATCAACAACAAAATTTAAACACATTGATACAAACAATAGGGCTACGCAGTCAGCCATTGGATACTAAGTTTGGGTGTGATATGGCACAAGATATAGTTGATTATGGCTTTGGAACGGAGTATAAAGGACTACATACAGTATGGAGTTTTGGATTTAGTATAGAGCATAACAATATTTTTAATAAAGATAGCGAAAAAACCTTTTATTTGTTACATGATTTAGATGGTATTGCAATATACACCAAGTTAGAAGAAACTGCAAACATAAACACCAAATGTTTTGAAACATATGATATTAAATTTAAAAACATTGTGTTTTATAAATCACAACCCGATACATAAATATATTATATAAAGAGGCACTACAAAAAGGCAAAAACATTTAGGCAAACATACAATTGAGGCACCCTGTTTTAACTAAGTCACTAGAAGTGACAGGAAAGCTGAACTATGTCAACCGAGACAACTTCGCTAGAGCGAACAAATTTAGAAGCCCACGTAGATCTTTGTGCAGAAAGGTACAAGGGATTGGAATCACGTCTTGATAAAGTCGAGAAGGCGGTTAAAGACCTTCACACTGAAATGAGAGCGATGCATGACGAAAACGTCAAGAATCACCAATCAACTAACAAAATAATGTTAGGCGCCGCTGCTACGGTTACAGCAGGTATACTATCCACTATCATCGTTTTATTGATGAATTAAATTTCCTTATAAATACATATATGAACTTGGAAGAATTACATAGTACTAATGTGGTTGAAGCACAACTAGTCTGGGCTCGTAAAGGCAAAAGCCTTACTAAGAAGTTTAGATGCAGTGTTGGTAAACGTGCGGGTAGATTAGTAAGCAAACCAAGTCAGTGTAGTGCTCCTATCGATATAAAGAAACGCATGACACTGAGAAAAACCAAAGCACGTATGGGTTCTAGACTACAAAGAAAAGCAAATCGTACTAAAAAATTCAATCCAGCAAGCAAGGCTTTGAAACGCTTGAACAAGCCAAGGAGACGCTAATGAAGATTATGGACATTATACCCAGCAAGTACACCAAGCATGATACTTGGGAAAAAGACGGAGTACTAATGTGTAGCAAAGAATGTTGTGGCGCACCTGTAAGTGAATGTACATGCGGGCCAGAATGCAAACACTGTAACTGTTTTGAACTTAAAAAGACAAACGAAAGTCCAGCAGGATATGGAATGCGTGACGGTGATAACATGGGCATGAGTAATGCTAGTAGACGCAAACAGCAAAGTAACGTTATTAATCAAACCAAGCGTATGAACAATCGAAATGCTGATGCTCAAAGAGAAATTAGTGTTGCAACTCAAGCACAGCAACGCCGTGCAAATAGACTGAGTCGCAAAGTAGCAACTGGAATTCCGCAGAGAATATTAAACCCTCAGCAACCACAAGCACCACAAGGACAAGGCTGATGAGAGCAGTTGCAACAAAAGGCGGATTATACAATTGGATAAACACCAGAGAAAATGCTTTTATTGAAAAACATTTTGCTGATACTGAATTATTAGAACAAACCAATTTGAATGAGAGAGAACAATATATTGCGCAGACATTGGTAAGCAGAGGTGTATTAGATAAAACCATCAATAGCGAATCTGTATTTTACAAATTAAACATCAATAACATGACGAGGTAACAATGGACCAAGAAACAAAAGCAATGTATGATATTTTAAACAAGCTCAACTCAGTTGATAATACTGCACGTATGGTTGCTGAAAGTGCTGAAAAAGATGTTGAGTTACAAATGGCACTAACACAAAAAGTATCAGAAAACAGTATCAGTGTACAAAAATATAGAATTGATATTGTATTGCAAGAGTTTGCTAATAGACAAAAAAGATTTTACAACGTAGTTGACGGAGATAAAATTTTACACCGTGAGCTGGGTTTATTTGAAACTGCAATGGGTATTGTAAAAAATCTTATGTTAAACAAAACAAGTAAAGTACAAGAACTTGCTAGACATGATGATGAATATCTAAATTCATTGTATGAAGTTTATATGCACAATAGTAGAATTAAAAAAGGCACCATCAATGAAGATGTTGCTGTAGCAAAACTAAGCCAGGCTAAGATCAAAGTACAACAAGCCAAAGCTAATATTTTAAGAAAACTATAAATACATTATAAGGAACGGGAATAGAAACATGTATCTAAATGATTTAAACAGTGCGAAACATAATGTAGAAAAGTTAAACCGTGTTCTTTCACAAACTTTCAGCCATGAGGTTGATTTGAGTGAAATGAGTACTGATTCACTTAACAGAATGTTAAGCACCACAGAAGCCAAAATGATGGCAATTAAAGAAAACGACTTCAAATACTGGGAAAATGCACAGTATAACAAACTTGGACTTATCCAACATCAACTTAAAACATATCTAAATGAGATTGCACCTACTAGATCTGATGGCAAAACTATGAAAGCCAAAA